TCTGGCTCTGACCGAACCGCTTTGGAGGAGGGCATTGCCCAAATCGTGAAAGGGGGTGCTGGAAAAAAGGGGTTGCTCTTTGACACGGCCACGCTTACGGCTGACACGATGTTTGCGGTCATTGACCGCTCCTTCACCTTTGCAATGGGCGAGGCTTTGGGCATTAAGAAATACTTGTACGCAGGAGGCTTAGTAAACGATTCTCGGCCATTTTGTGTGGCGAGGGATGGTAAGGTATTCACGAAGGAAGAAGTGCGCTCCTGGGGCAAATTAGGAGATTGGAAGGGCAAGATTGTCGGCACCGATGAATCCACCATTTTTATCTACTTGGGAGGCTATCGTTGCAGGCATTGGCTTGTCCCTCAAGTTTAGTTTGCCCATTATTGTTTATATTTGCGGTACAAATTTTTCACCCTTAAACCCATTCATTTATGATTGAAGTAAAAAGAGGCAGGCACATCCGTGCCATCAAGCCTGACGGTGAGGTCGTTTTCATTAGCGATGCGACCGCCCGAAACAGTAAGTTCTTGCAGAAGTACAACATCCGCATTGACGATGAGGAGTACTTAAACCCAAGCAAGCCTCAGAGCATCGTTATTGAAGAGGCCCCAAAGCGCAGGCCGATTGCAAGAAGGCGAACTGAAGAGGTCATCGTGTCTCAATCAGCCGATAGCATCGTTGAGCAGTCTCCAAACATTGACCTTGAACCATCTGAAATCCAATAAACCCATCAATTATGTCTATTGACTCCAAAGAAATGTCTAAGTGGCTCTTTGACCAAGAGAAAGAGTTTGAAAGCCTTGACCAATTCAAGGAAGAGCTTGCCAAGAAATATGTCGCTCGTGAGGTGGCCGTTGATGACGAGGACATCCGCAACAAGGTAACGGGCAAGACGCTCGGAAGCCTTGAGACCAAGTTTAAGCGTTCCTTCAACCTCACCGAGGAGGATGTCAAGGGCAAGAAGTTGTCGGATTTGTTTGAGGTTGCCCAGCAGCGCATTCAAGCTCAAGTGGATGAGCTGAAAGCCCAGGCTCAAAACACGGGCAAGGACGATGAAGCTTACAAGGCCCAGCTTGCCGAACTGAAAAGGCAGAAGGGCGAGTACGAAACCTTGGCAGGGGAGTTGACGCAGAAGTTGGAGCAGAAGGAGTTGGAATCGCAGAAAGCGATTGACAATTACATTGTGAATCAAGAGGTTATGAAGATTAAGTCAAGCCTCGCCTGGAGCGATTCTGTCAATACCTATGCGAAAAAAGGCTTTGACATAGAATTGAATGAAAAGTATATCTTTGCATTGTCGGATGGGAAGTTGATGGTGACGGACAAGCAGGGCAACCAAATCAAAAACGAGAAGGGGACCGGCTATCTGACACCAGAGGAGTTGGTGAAGAGCGAAGCGGAGAAGGCTCAAATGCTCAAAAAGGCAGGCGAGGCAGGAGGAAGAGAGTCGGCCGCATCTGTTCGCACCACTTCATCCCAAAGACAAGAGACCGCTATTGAGCGGCACTTGCACCCAAGGGCCGTAAAACATAGACAAGAATTGAACGCACGATGATGTGTCTTGGGAGACAATAAATCCCATAGTGCCTGGCTTGGCAATCAATAGCCTCAATCAAACTTTGTTTTACTTCTAACAAAATGTCTTACGCTTTTTCATCCTTTGTATCGTGTCCCGATATTCAAGGTCGTTTGGATGATGGCTATTTCAATGCCGACCCAACGATGTTCCCCGGACACATCAACACTCTTCGGGCGATCACCTCTCCGATGAACGAATCTGGTATCATTCAGAACCAGATTGACACCAAGAACGGCCATTACCGCCAGGTGGAAGTTGTCTATCAGCCTCGTATGAACGATGCAGGTACCACAACCTCCGCTGAGTTGAATTGTGCCGCTGGCCCCACCTATGGTGAGACTTCAACCGTTTACAACATCAATCCTGCGGTCGGGGCTTCTCGCCGTTGGTCTGTTGGGTTGGACGATTTGGCTCCTCGTTGTGAGAATGACGAGAACTATATCGCTCGGCAGTTGGCGATGAATTTGCAGGCTCTCAAGCGTTTTATGAACGAAGAGGCCGTGAATTACATCTCCACCAATTTCGGTAAGTTCGCCTATGGTGCAGGCTCTACTGTTGACGGAACTCGTAGCTTGATGACCACCAAGACCAAAAACACCACTAATGGTTGGTTCTTGGATGATTATCTCTCCGATGTGACCTATCAGTATCAGCTTGCTGAAGGTTGGGATCGCCCCATCATCATCGGTGGTGAGCTTTCTCACAAGTACATGACCGCATTGAAGTCGCATTGCTGTGCCACGGTGAATGTTGACCTTCAGGCTATGATGAACTCGGACGCTCAGTCCTACTTCTTCTTTGAGCCAAAGGCCGACAGCACTTTCGGTGCCGGTGAGTTCGCTTTCCTCGCCCCAGGCGGTGTTCAGCTGATTCGCTACAATGCCTTCCGTGGTGCCAATGGCATCCGTGTAATTGATGACCAATCCATCAAGAAGGGTACGATTTCCGACCCCGAAACCGGCTTGGAATTTGATTACTATGCTCAGTTGGATTGCAACACCTGGAAGTTCTTCCTGGGTCTTTCCTACAAGTATGTGGATCTGCCTGCTGACCTCTTCTTCAACGATGACGATTTGGCTGGTGTGAATTACATCTTCAACGGTAAGGTGTCCAACTAATCCTTCGGGATTATGCTCAAGGAAGGGGGTGCGAAAGCATCCCCTTTTTTGTTTTAACTTTGTCCAATGAGTATCTTAATCTTGCCAAAATGAGTAATTGCTGGGATAATGTCATCGGGATTCGTGGTTTGTGTGATGCAAGCACGCCTCCGATTAGCGGTTTGTATATCAATGACTTGACAGGCATTAGCCTTGCAGACCTTGATTCGGGCGTGAATGAGGAGGACAAGACCGCCTATACCTTGATTCAGCGCAAGATTGACCAAGCGGCCAATATGCTGAAAGCGGAGTCCTTGGCCTATTTGCAGAGCCGTTGGAATTACACCACATCGTCTTGGACGGGCGATTTAGGCTTTTATGCCGAATCGGTCTTGCCTTTGTCTGCTTCTGCCGTATGGCGAGGCATTGGGATGCGTTATCGCCAGGTTGATTACATCGGAGTCACCATAAGCTCTGTAAGCCTTCTTCTCCCCGTGAGTGGCACTATACCTGTCCAGGTCGTTGATTTGCGTACAGGAGTCACCTTAGACACCTTCAACGTCACGGCCGTGGCCAACTCGGTATCTCGCCTTGTGGTGAACAAAACCTATCAGTCCAATGGCCAAATGTTGAACTTGGCCGTCCTTTACGATGCGACCTCGGTGGCCTCGTTTCAGACGAGTCTTTACCCGACTTATGGATGCAGCAGTTGCGGTCGGAGTGGCGGTGCTTACGGGTGGAACGACAATATGCTTGAGAGGGCGATAGAGATTTCAACGGCAGGGCAGCGTATTGAGAGCAACATTGCAGGAGGAAGTTTCACGGGTGGCTTGAGTGTTCAATACCAGGTCACTTGCAGCTTTGAGTCGCTTTTGTGCGCTCATGTCACGCAACTCGGCTATCCTTTGCTTTACAAGACGGGGATGTTGCTTTTGAAGGAGATGGAGTTCTCCAAGCGTTTGAATGGCGTGATTGTCTTTAACCGGGACATGAACCAAGAGTTGTCCAACTATTACCAAGCCCAATACGACCAATATATGCAGCGATACTTTGAGCAAGCGAACTTGCCAGAGGGCGGTTGTTTTGCGTGCAGGCAGAGGGTAAGGCAGGCTTCTCGCATACCGTAAAGAGGTGGACATTAAGGATTACATACAAAAACTTGAAACGCAGAAGTCTTCCCTTGGGAGGCACTTGGCTTCATCGCTTAACGAGGCGGCTCCGCAAACGCAAGAGCAAGAGGTTTTGCCGAGGATTTTTGAGAAGGGTCTGAAGCCAGATTTGGCCAAGATTGGGAACTATAAGAGCGACAAGTACAAGGCGGTCCGAAGGAAGGCGGGGCTTCAAGTGGCCTTTATTGACATGAAGTTAACGGGCGATTTGAAATCCGAGTTCAGCACTCCCAAGAAGAACTTGACAGGATCCAAGCCAAAGGTTGAGTTTATGGTTGTGAGCGAGTTGAACACCAAGAAAGTTGTTGACAATGAAGCCCGTAGAGGCACTATCTTTGGGTTGGCGAGCAAGGAAAAGGCTTATTTCGTTGACCTACTGACCAAGTTATTCTTTAGCAAAGTATTCAAATGATAGCGACCCAAGTTATTGACGAGATATTCACTCGCTTGAATGCTTACAAGTTGGTGAGGCACACGGGCTTTGCCGAGTTGTTACCCGATAGGGACGGCAAGGTCATCCCGGCCATTTACTGCAACAACGGCGATTACAAGCACGTTGTGGACGATTACGATTGGAGCGAGGGCATTGCCTACATCCGTTACAATGGAAGGGAGCGTGCAGAGGTTACGGACGAGAACAACTTTATTGGGTGTCAGGACTTGCTCCGCATCGTTTATCCGTTGACCTTGGTGATTATCGGCAAGCGTAAGGGCAAGCGTCCTTACGAGGTCGCATCGCTCGTTCAGAGCAAGATTAGCGGTATGTACGAGGCTTTGGCCACGACTGTCGGTGCGGTGAGCATTGATGTCACCTCCATTACGGCCAATTACTCCATCAAGGAGAACCTTGACACCGAGTTTGAGGGGGCGAAGGTCGTGTGGGACACGGCCTTGTATATGATTGCCTTGGACTTGGAGGTGGAGGTGATTGGCGATGCTTCTTGTTTGAATGACGAGGAGCCTTGCGATTACAAGACCCTGGCCGTTGATGGCCAGGTTGACTTTTCTTACGATGGCGATAATGTTTTAACCTATTGATATGGCACGCAAAAGAATTAGGGACTTAGATGCCCAAGCATCCATTACCAGCACGCTCAAGTTAGCGGTTGACGATACCTCTTTGCCAGAAGCAAAGAGCATAAGCATCTCTCAGTTGGATGCTCGTTATTCCTCTGCTTTTGCCCCTTGCTTCATTGAGTGGTTCCAAATTACCGGAGAGGCTACCAACATATCGCAACAGAATGTCTTTCAAAAGTTCACGATAAGCTCTGCTGCCGCAGGGGTTACTTCTGCGAATGGCCTTGCGGTTAACCCGCAGGGAAGGGTCACCTACACGGGGGCAACGGCAACCTTTCGTGTTCAGGTGTTCGCCTCTATATCGGGGCAAAACAATGATGACATTCATATAGCGATTGGATTGAACAACTCTGTTTTAGCAAAGACAGACCAATCCCTCATATTGGGGTCTGGAGGGAAGGATGGCGGCGTTGGCACGCAATGTTTGGTAAGCGTTGCCTCTTCGGGGTTTTTGGATGTTTTCGTTAAAAACGCAACGGCTTCAAGTGCCGTAACTTTGGAGAAGATTATTGTGATTGTTGAAAAAATAGGTTGATATGGCTTTATCTCGGCTCACATCGTTTTCATTCGGGGAGAAGTTATTGACTTTGACCTATGCCAATTCGCAGACCTATTATGTCTCCTATGCCCATTTGGTCGCTTTTGAGCTTGACCCCCGAACCACAGACCCAAAGGTTTACATCTATACACACGGAGAGACGAGTGAAACGCTCTTTGTGAGCAGTAGCGATCTTGTGGCCCTGGGGAGCAGCATTAGTGCGTTCTTGGCCTCGTTGCAGGGTGCGGTGATAAATCAGTTGTTTTGGTTTGAGATATGGGCCAACTTTATGGCTCGTGCCACGGCTGGTTCTGCTCTTGCCCCCGAACTCGTAAGCACTTGCGGTCGGTATTTCCGATACGAATTGAATCCTCCTCTGGTACCTACGGCCACGGAGGATTATGCCGACTTCTGGTATTTCAATCAGCGATGCGACAACGATAGTGCTATCGTGAAAGAAGTTGTTTCCTATAATTGCATCTTAACCCGTTTTTCAATTTTAAATCCAAATTAAAATGTCCACCCCTTCTCTTTTGAATGTCCCTTATCGTCTTAAAGCAGGGACTCTTTATAGCCAAATCCCCGAAACGGGCTTGGGCGATTTTGCGGTTACTCGTTCTGCGAGTAATGTAGCGACAAGGATTAATTCGCTTGGCTTTATTGAAACTGTTGCCGATAATGTCCCTCGCCTTGATTATCCCCTTGGTGGAGCGGTGAATGGGTGTCCTGCTCTCTTGGTGGAGCCGAGTGCGACGAACGTAAACATCTTCAGCGAAGACATAACTAATGCAACGTGGGACAAACTAAATGTAATAACCACGAATTATGCAAACGTAGTAACCTCACCCGATGGCTCCACAAATGCGGACAAGTTAATACCAGACACTACAAGCGATTCGTATCACGGAATCCAGTTAAGTAGCGGCCGACCTACGCTTACAAGCGGAGTTGTTTATACTTTTTCGGTATTCGCTAAGGCGCAAGGTTACGATAAAATCCGAGTGCAGAACTTTAGTCAAGGCGTAAGGGCGCAGTTTGACCTAACAACGGGAACCCTTATCAATCAAAGCGGAACCACAAGCACGTTTATTATTCCTTACGGCAACGGATGGTATAGGATTGGATTTACTTACACTCAATCCGGTACATTGGCAGCATACTGGAATACTTTAGTAATTAGCACGAATGATAATAGCAGCAGCGCACCTATCGCTTGGACTGGTAATGGCACGGATTCTATTGCGGTTTATGGTCATACTATTGAAGAAGGCCCCATCGCAACCTCCTACATCCCCACCACCACCGCAGCCATCACTCGTGGTGCGGATGTCATAAACAAGACGGGCGTGAGTTCATTAATCGGGCAGACGGAGGGGACGATTTATGCGGAATTTGAATACAAGACCAACGCAGCGGAAAGGCGGTTGATTGCTTTAAGCAACGGTACGTCTTCGGACAGGATTATGGTTTGGACATTAAGCAATGTTTTATACGCACAAGTTGAGGGTGACTCAATGACATTGGCAAACCCGATAACGGAAGGTTATCATAAGTTGGCTTTCGCTTATCAGCAAAACGGAGTGAGCGGTACTTTGTTCGCAAGTTTGGATGGAGGCGCAGTAGTATCAGGAACAAGTGCGGCTTTCCCTGCATCTTTGACCGACATAAACATCGGAAAAACCGAGGCAACCGCAACACCTGCTTTCTTTTGGAACGCCCGCATCCGTGCTTCCGCCCTCTACCCCAATCGCCTTTCAAATACCGAACTCCAGGCCCTTACCGCATAACGATAATTCGCCCATTCATCCATAAATTTGACGCACTATGGCACTACCTACCTTAACCGCAAAAACCTTCGGCTCAACGCAATTACAGCTCACATACGCTGACGGAAGGCAATACTTCCTTAATTATCGGGACATTATCTCCACGGAGCTTGACGGAACGGACGGCACCACAAAGGTTCGCATTTACTTGTCTGGTGGCCTGGACGAGTCTATGTTCGTGACCAACGCTGACCTTGTGGCCC